GTTTCCCAGTCACGATCGGGCAGGGCGGCATGGAAAAGCAGCAGACGGGAACAGAAAGCAGATTCCAAATGAGGGAAGTGTTTGAATGAGCCAGTGGACGCTAGCTGAAATCCGGCAAAAAGTTAGGCAGGTCACGGGGCGCTACAGCCCCGATGAACTCAGTAATGAGCAGCTTGATGAATACATCAACAAGTACACCGAGTACACACTGCCTGCCGAGGTTAAGCTTGAGCGCACCCATGTGTTTTATGAGTTTCTCACGGAGGCAAACAAGCAAAAGTATACCCTACCTACAGGGTATACAAACTTCGAGCCGACGGCTACCATCGACCGTCTCAGCATGCTCTGGTACCAAGACCCATCGGGCTTCTACGAGAACAACCCCGAGAACATTGGTAGGCAGACCATAGGAACGGGAGATGAAACAACAACAGCGTTTTCCGGTACGGCCAGCAGCTTTCCTATCCTACCAGGTACGGCTGTAGTCACAGACGACACAGAGGTCTTTGAGGACACGAGCACAGATTACAGCACAAGTAATGTGGTGCTTACAGGTTCACTAGGTGGGACAGGAACCCTAAATATGAGCACGGGGGCAGTCAGTGTTACGTTCAATACCGCTCCTGCAGATGGGCAGGACATTCGCTTTTCGTACATTCAATTCCAAGCGGGAAGACCAACGTCCGTATTACTTTATAACAACGAGTTCACCTTCTTCCCGGTACCCGATACAGCGTATCGATTCCGCAGCAAAGCGTATACCAACGTGCTCGTTAGCGCATCTGCCGGTGGGACAGCATCTACCTTCACAAGCGCATTGGACAGACCGCTTCTCGACGAATGGGGTCCCGCTATCGCATACGGAACGTCGCGAGACATCCACGCAGATTATGGAGAAATGCAGGCCTATACAGAGGTCACTGCTCTCTACAAGGAACAATTAGCCTACATACTCAAGAGAACTAACCAGAATTTCTTGAATACACGAGCACAGCCCCACTTTTAGGAGTTAATATGGCGTTTGACAAAACACTACCTGCAAACAACACAAAAATACGCCAGTATCCCACCGTATTAACGGCAAATTTTGCTGGGGTTGAAGAGGGTGTAGATTCGTTGCAACAGTGGAAGATCAACCTAATCGAACGCAACGCTATACCAAGCGCACCGCCTGTGGATCCAGCACGCATTGATAATACAATGCAGTTGTATAGCAAGCAAAATGCCGATGGAGAAACGGATCTTTATGTGATCGATGACCGTTCAACAGCAAACGTCGTGCAGCTTACAGAAAACGGTAGGATAGGTGGAGCGGCGCAGGACTTTACCATAGATGAGTTCTATTTCGTCGACAATGACACCAAATATGACGCGGGAAACATCGTAAAAGCTAGAGGATCATTCAACTCCTCTGGTGTATTGACTAATGGATCTAACATGTCCACAAGTGGCACACCAAATCCTTCCACTGGGGTGTTTAATGTGGATGTAGACGCTGATGTGTTAGAAAATGGATCGTCATATCAAGTGTTTTGCACCTGTGTTACAGGGATAAGTACAAATGCAAGAACGATAAACATCGTATCCAAAGCAACACCAGCAACTGGTGTGGCAACTACCATTCAAGTGCAAGTGTATAGACGCGATGGAAACACAAAGATCAACCAAGCATTCGAAATCATGGTAATAGGTGGTATCTAATGGGCTATCAGCCGTTTCTCATAGCTCCATTCGGCACGGGCCTGGAAACGGATGTGGAGCCCTGGTTAGCTCCGCAAGATGCCTTTACTGATGTCGAAAACGCCCATATCCACCACGGTTATATTGAGAAACGTAAGGGATACCAATTCCTGGCACAGATAGTGCATGGACGTGATATTACAGCGGCAACCACCGCGAACCCCGCAGTGTTTACTGTATCCAGTGCAACCGGATTGAGCGACGGGGATAGTGTTACTTTAGCATATTTAGCAGGTGGTACGTGGGATTCACTTAATCTATCCACCTACACAATAGATAACCTGTCAGGGGCTACATTCAATTTAGTAGATAGTTCAGGTACTACGGTAGACGGCAGTGGGCTCGGCACCTATACAGCGAGTACAGGAAGGCTGGGAACATTTGAGGGCTTACGCGTAATGGGTATTATGCGGTACCTCAGCGCGGATAACACACGTATCATGCTGGCCAGTGATACAGAAAGAGTAGCTCTGTATAACAGTTCTGCAAACATCTTTACACCAATGGACCTGCTAGACAGTGGGTCTACATTACGCCCTAACTCTGATGTATGGAGCAGTGCCGACACAGATTATATTTGGGCAGCAAATTGGCAGGCATCAGGCCTTGTAAACAGAGTGTATCTGACCAATGGTAAAGCCTACCAATCGGGAACACCAGGCACGGACGGTATTGTATACTACGATGCAAGCACTACTATTCCACAGGTCGTGCAGTTTCAGCCGTCTCTAGGTGGTTCGAACGTCCTGTACGGCGCTAAGATGATATTCTCTATCAAACAGCGCTTGGTCGGACTACACACATTCGAATACAACGGCAGTACGACAAACACCTTTCCTCAAAGAGCTAGATGGTGCGCGATACAAGGGCCCTCTAACTGGGATGATACAGTAGCAGGTGGTGGAGATTTTCTTGATGCGGCTACCGGTGAGCAGATAATCAGTGCTACGCAGATACAAGACATGATTGTAGTGCATTTCACTGAGTCAGTGTGGCTATTGCGCCCTGTGTCTAACCCTAAAATAGCCTTTAGATGGGAGAGGATCAACAGCCAAAGAGCCTGTGATGGCAGGATGGCTACGGTTGGTTACGACCGCTACAGCCTCGGAGTGGGCATTAGGGGTATTACCGCTACAGACGGAGTGGAAACCCGCAGAGTAGACCAAAGAATTGAGGATTTTACGACCGAAAGCGTCGATGCAGATGAGTTTGATAAGGTATTTGGAGAAAGAAGCTATAACAATAGGCGCACATGGATTCTTTACCCGTCTAGAGGGTCAAATGAAGCCGATTCCGCTCTCATTTTAGATGAGGAAACGGGTGCTTACTCTAAATATCGCATAAATATGAACGTCCTTGGATATGGGACAACTATCAAAGACTTTACAGCAGCTGACTTTGTAGCGGCCAATGATCTGGATGTAGCTGCGGAGGATCTTAATGACGAAACCGCTGGTAGTTGGTTTTACAATAAGAATGCTGACCTATTTTTGGGTGGTGATCGAAGCGGTAATGTGCACATCCTAGAGACAGGAAACACAGACAATGGCACCGATATTCCTGTAACACTTACAGGAGCCGCGTGGAATCCCTATAAAGAGCAGACGACAGCGCAATTTGGGTATCTCGATCTTTATGGAGATGCAGACCAAGTTACTAGACTTACGATAGATTTCTTTAAAGACACGAGCCCTACACCTTACGCGTCCCAGGCAATGGATCTTCTGCCGACACTGAATTACAGATCTAGCATTGCAAATATAGAGATCAATGCAGACCCAACGACGGGATTCATTGTAACAGCTAACACACACGGATTAGTAGAAGATGATGAGGTCTATTTCTATGGTATTTTGGGTGGTACATGGCTGAACGATATGCAATGGGTTGTAGGCGCTACGGTAACAGAGGATACGTTCAGCGTGGACAGCGATATCACAGGTTTAGGATTCGCTATCACCGGAGCTACTCAGGCGAACCCTTGCGTCGTCACTGCGACAGGTCACACATTCGCCAACGGAGATGTGGTTACGATCGTTGATATCACAGGCATGACAGAGCTCAATGGAAACAACTACATAGTTGCTAATGTCACAACAAACACTTTTGAGCTTCAGGGTATAGATTCCAGTGCTTTCACGGCGTATAGCTCAGGTGGTTACGCGTTTCTTGCTTATCAAAGCGGTGGCAAAATTGTAGAGCGCAAGTTTTACAAAGACAAGGTATGGAAAAGGGCATATGCGGGTGGCTATGGACATCAGCATAAAGTACGTATCACTGCCGAGGGAGAGAATCAACCTCTAAAGATCCATGCGTTTAAACCCTGGTTTAGACCTCGTACAGGGAGGGCTCTTGGGTGACGAATGTACCAGATTCTTGGGAATTCCCTCTTCACACTGAGAAGCTCCTGTCGCTACCAAAAGAACAACAACTACAGTATTTCCAGGAGCTGATTTTTGATCTTAAGAAGATGTACGAGATCCTGGCTTATGGGATTAATGGTGATCTCCTTACAGATACACAACCAGCTAGCTTCGAATACACACCCACCCTCGACGGCTCTACATCAGGAGCATTTACGTACGACCATCAGGTAGGGTGGGCATACCGTCAGGGTATCTTTGTGGACGTCTGGTTTGACGTGAAATGGACTGCAACAGCGGCATCAGGCACGTTGTTATTAGACCTTCCGTACAGAGTTGCACTAACTAATGAAAAACCCTTCGTAGGCATCGTACAGGCATCGGGTATTACGTATACTGGTGGAACTGAGATGGTACTAAACGCTGTAACAGACACATATACCGCGGACTTTTACAACACAGGCACAGGTTTCACAACCGCCCAGCAGAATGTTGTAGCTAGCGGACAGCTGATAGGACACCTGCGCTACATAGGAATAGGGATCGTGACTGGGAAAC